ACCGCGAGCGCGATCATGCTTCCGGTCGCCGACGAGTTTGGGTATGTGATGCTGGCCGCAGATGCCGCCGACGAGATTTCGCACACATCGGCGTGCATCATCATCGTCGTGACAGAACCATACTGAGCGACAAAAGTGCCGATGGCACTGGTCGGCGTGCCTGGGTCGGTTCCCGTTGTCCTCGATGCGTAGAATGCGAAGACGAACGCATTGGCGTAGGTCGTCGAGAAGTTCGAGATGCTCGACGCAGCGGCAGCGGTGTGGCTCTCCGTCTTGATGCCGTTGGCGTTCGGGTCGATAGGCTGGATGTTGTCCGCACCAGTGATGATCGAGTAGGCGATCTTCGCCAGGCTGACCGACTGACTGAAGGTGGCCGTGACGCTGTAGAGCGGACCACGGTTAGGAGCGCGAGCCCAGAAGACTTCGTGGCGGGTCGCATTCGTGCCGTCGTAAGTGACCGAGCTGGCCGAGGTCCAAGTCAGGTTCATTGGGTCGGACAGCGTGATGGTCGCTGTCGATCCTGCCCCGGTATTGGAGCACGCGACCTGAACGACAATGATGGCTTCCGGCGAGTTGATGATCGGGACGATGCCAGAGCCAAAGACAGTCCGCGACCATGTGAGCGAAGTCACATCGGTTGCCTGAACCGGACCATTGCTGGTCTCTATGTGAAAGTTCCGGGTAGCAGTCATCAGCTAATCACCACCCATGCTGGATGAGTTCCTTCAGTCTCAATGATCATGCTAGCGTTGCTCTGCCCGATTTCCTTCGTCACCCAGACCTTCGCTATTAGCCGATCGTCAGAAGCAAAAGTCTCGTCAGGAATGTTCCCAGAGTTAGTCCAACTCAGCTGCTCCTCTAGGGCTGAAACGCCGCCGCTAGTCGCCGTGGCAAACATCTTTTCTTTGGTCGAGATCGTGGACGAGATGGTCTCCCGATCAACCAGGCGCGAAGATATCTCCAGAGTAAGTGTGGACGCGGTGACTTCTTGCACCACATAGGAGCCGTCGTTGTAGCCGCTGGTGCCGCTGACGAGGATCCGACACCCTGCGGTGAAGCCATCGGTTATGAACGACCCTTCAGCCGAGTTGCGCTTGATGTAATCCCGCGATCCGGGGCCGATAGCGGTGTGGTACTCGAAGGATGTGGTCCTCGAGGCGATGGTCCCAGTTGTCTTGTAGCGCAGCAGATCGACTTGGATCGAGAAGACGTTCGCAAGAATGTCGGTCGCAACCCACATCGAAGCCAGGAAGCCATACACCGCAGTGATGGTGCCGGCGCCTGGCACACCCGCATCAGTGATCAGCTCATCGACCAAGTTGGCGTAGGCGCTGGAGTTAACATACTCCATGTAAATGTTGGCTGCTGGGTTGCCAGCGTCGGTCGTCGTCAGCGTGTTATAGGGGCTGATGTCCGACGGGTTGCTGTGCTCCAGATAGTAGGTCGTCGTCATCTGCGCTGTTCACTCCTGTTCTGGGGGCCTGGGAGCGCCTGGGACGGGGTTTCAGGGGTCAGGGCAGGGGGTAGCCCCTGGAACCTGGAAGGGGCCCTGGCGGGGCCCCTACGGGGGCTATGTCCGCTTGGCCCAGGGCCAGCTTGGCTGTGGTGGCCCGGCGACCAAGCCGGCCTTGCGCCTCGATCGTGATCCGACTGGGCGGTATTCGTCTTCCGTCAGCGGCTCGATCTCATCATCGTCCTCAGACCTGATCTCTTCGAAGATTTCCGGGCCGAGCTCGATCTCACCGCGGTAGGGTTCGATCATGGCCAGGTCCACCTCACCCTCAACCGGGCCCGTATCCAATGGGAGGGTGAAGTTACGGTCCGTCGTCAAGGTGATGTGCGGAATGTATTCGGGTAAGTCGTAGGAGGCGTCCGTCCGCTGAAGGATGTCGGCGTGGCGATAGGCCAGGGCACAGGAAGCAAACTGGAGCACCAGGATGTTGCGCCCCTTTCGATCCACCCACTGCTCGACAACGCGCGGCCCGCCAGGAGCGACCGTCAACGAGCCATCCTCATTCTGTCCCCAATCAGCTTCGCCCGCCGCCAGCCAGTTCACCGGCTTCTGCGAATAACAGATCGTCACATGAAGATCAGACTGGAGGCCGGTGATCCCCTGCGACTTGGCCCACGCCGTGATCTCGGTGGGGTCGATCAGGTCACGCCGAACATACAGCGTGCGCGGCTGCATATCCTTGAGCGCCTGGTTGAAGGCATCCTTGGCCTTGGCTTGCGCCGCATTGATCTTCCCGGCGCCGGCCGCGGCGTTCTGCTTCAGGCCGGCAAAGCCCTGCGCGCCCATCTCGGCCTGGTGCTTGACCGCTTGCTGTGCAAGATCGGGGTGAAGGGTCGGATCATTCGGGTCGACGTTCATGAGGAAGGGGTTCGGCTCCTTCGGCGCGAGCAGCTCCCCACCGTGATCGTCCACGATCTGCTTGAAGCCTGGGTAGGTGCCGGCCTCAATGATCTGGTTGGCGCGAGCCTCGACCAGGATTTCCGGGTCGATCAAGCCGGCGTCGTGATCGCTCTTCCAGGTCTGCGCTTGCTTGAGGTCGATGTCCGCCTTCTCCTGCTCGTTCATCTGCCACAGTGGGTTCCATTCGTAGTAGATGTCGGGGTCGATCTTCCCGAGAGCGGAAGCCTGGATCACATCATCGAGGCGGCGCAGCGCCGGCGCCAGCCGGGTGTTCTGCTCCGAGGCGATCTTGTCGTAGTAGTTGCGGGTGTCGCTATCCCCGGTGGCGCTCATGCCCGCGGGGGATTGCCCGAGCATGCGTGTGGCCGGGATGTCAGCGGCGCCCGATAGGATCAGGAGGAAGGTCTTGAGCACGTCCGGCAAGCCGGCGAAGTTGACATTGATCCGCTCCCACTCCTCCTCCTTGTCGAGCAGCAGGGTGTTGATCGTGGACTTCAGGGTGTTGGCGTAGGTGAAGCGAGTGGTCAATCCATCGCTGTACTCCGATGAGCTCAAGTGCTCCGACAGGTTCGGTATCTTGATGATGTCGACCTTGCTCTCGGCCACCAACGAAGCGATGGAGCTGGCCGAACTACCGGCGTCCTTGATCGCATCCTGCACTGACTGGAGCACGCTGTCGCCCCATCCATCCACCGAAGAGATGATCGAGGGTCGCGGCGAACCGATGAAGCGGATCACCCGGGTAGGATGTATCTTGACGACGCCCCTGGTCTGGGAAGTGACCGAGTACATCTTCGGCGTGCCGTAGAACTCTGACATGGGGTCACGATCGAGCTCGTCGGCTTGGACTTCCCACCGGCTCATGACGTGAACGAACTTCAGCCCATCTAGCCCAACATGCTCGGGGTCCATCTCCTTTGATGGATCCTCATCACCGATACCGAGCAGCATGGCGGCGCCGCCGTACAGGCGAGCCTTAGCCAGGGCTTCACACACCTTCTGTTGGATGCCGTGCTTCTCCTCGACCTCTTCGATAGCCGCGATGTCCTTGTCGTCGGCGTACCACGCGCGCCACTCACGGGTCGCATCGTTCGGCGGAATGTCGACGACCTTGCGGGCCATCCAGTCGCCACGGTAGGCCGCCTCGACCTGGCTCTGGCTCAGTTCGCAGAACAGCCAATACGCTTGCGCAGACTTATCCTTGTCCGTCCCCATGCCGGAGACGAGATTGCGGAGCCGGTCCACCACTCGAAGCCTGGAAACCTCAGCCATTTTGCGGTCCTTTTGGGGGGATTGATCCCCCATCCACTATGTGTTAATATGGGGGCCGGTCAATGAAGACCGATTGAAGGAGAGAGTGAATGTCCACCACCACCCTAGAAGCTGGATGGTTCAAGTATACCAAAGCGGATCGCATCGCTGCGGTCGAGCTGCTTGCGACCTACGATCATTGCTTCATCGCCCAGGATGAAGTCCACGCCATCACGAAGCCCTTCGGCTTCCTTGGCCATACCTACGTCGGCCGGAACACTGCGGGTCCGAATAACCCGAAGGGCCTGACCCTTTCGGCCGGCTTGACCGAACTCCGCGGCCAGGATGCCGCGGTGGTCGGCGAGGAGCTCTGCAAGTTCCTTAGCGTCGATTACATGAGCAAGATGGGCCGCGGTTCGCAGCTGCGTGAATGCTGCGAGCAGCTCCGCGCCTTCCTGGAAGGAGAGCCCGCATGATGCGCGATAAAGATCGCGAGCTAGTAGCCGCCGCCGCCGAGAAGATCAGCGCCAACATGGCCCTGATCATGGTGCTGGCGAATGCAGACGACCGCTTCGCCCAAGTGCTTGAGTGTGTTATCCCTGGCGGAGCGGAGCCTGACGAGTGGGCCAACCTGGCCCTATGGGTCCGTGACCCGACCAACTGGGAAGATGAGGAGGAGCCGATGCGAGCTAGTCTCTGGCCTGAGGACTATCCCGGCCGGCTACCTTAGCCCAGGCTAACACAACTACTCAGAACGACTTCAGCCCCCATCACTTCGATGGGGGTTTCTTTTTGTCTGTGTCCACCGCTGGGTAGCGAGCGGAGTAGCTGGGCCCAACATTGGTTGGCTTCACCGGAGCCTTGGGGGCGGCCGTGGCTGCTTCCTTGTCCCGCAAGAGCTGCAGAGCCCGACGGTTGCGCGCCTCGTTCTCTCGCTTGCCAAGGCCAGTCACCTTGCCGAGCTTCTTCAGTTTTGACTTATCCACAGGATCACTCCTATCAAGAGCGCGGCCAATACAATCGACCCCGCTGTGCCTACAATGATTGACCAACCGCCGCCCTTCATGGCCGGCCCTGCCCCACGTACTTCTTCTTCGGCTTGCGCCCGCCAGGCTTAGTGCGCGGGCTCTTAGTCGGTGCCTTCTTCCTGAACGTCGTCTGCTCTGGCTTGTCCACCGAGAGCTTGTCCTTCTTCTTCGTGGCCATCACTGTCCCTTTCGCACCCTGCCCAAAAGCTCAGCGGCCTCGAGGCCGGCCTTCACCAAAAGATTGACCCGCTCCCAGTCGGGGAGCTGCTCGGCATCGCACGACGCCAGGAAGCGCAAGCGGCGCTCGACCTCACGCATCTGATCCAAGATGATTGGCGGGATGATCATCACAGATTGTGGTCCTAAACTTTGGTAGGGGCTCGGGGCGGGGACCCGCCTGCAATCAGTATCGCTCATCTCAACACCAACTCTCATGTGTTAGAGGCCCAACACCGATGTGTTCGGCACACCCACCATCACACCCACTCCGAGAAATTCGAATTGTAGGTCGACGTATAAGCCGGCCAGTAACACATCATCACGGCGTCGGCCAGGTTCGGGCTCTTGGTCCCTTCAGGCGTCTTGTTCACAATCAGCTTCATGTTGGACGTGGTCCCGGCACATGGCTGGCTCAATTCCTTCAGCAGCTTCTGTAGCTGCTGCAGGGATGAAGGCAGGCTGATCAGCTCGTCAACTTTGAAGGCTTCCCCGTTCTTGATGGCCCTATGTGTTCGCTCCACTCGATTGCGGAGCTCCCACCATCCTTGCGCTTTGAGGTTCCCGTAGAAGTCTTTGTTGATCGGGGACTGCCGGTCTCCGGGGATAACGTGCTCGTCTGGTCGCAGAGGTGATGCCGCTGCGTTCCACGGCTCAATCTTGAGCCCCTTCGGTAGCTTGTGCTCGTCGCGCAGCCGGTTCGTTTCTGCTTTGACACCAGCCCCCACCCCGATTGCGTCGTACTGCAGACTGGTCCGCGACGACAGCCCCTCCACATTCTTCACCGCCCGCCTGGCGGTCAGCGCGGTATCCCGCTCGCCCCACTCATCCAACGCCTCGAGGATGGATCCTCGTCGGGTGGCCTGCGCATTGGTATCACCGCCGCCGTCAGCCACGTCCAAGGCGCTGATCACATTGCCCTTGGTCCGATCCCACTCCAGCACCACATGGGCGTCGATGCAGCTCTTGAGCCAGTCCGCAGGGATGATGGTGCCGACCACCGCCGCCGAGTAGTTGCGATCCACCTCCTGCGCGAACACATGCAGCAGGCCATCGCTCTCCGCTCGCTGATGCCGCTCGTCGTACCACTCCTGGGTCTTCTCGGGGTGGTCGCGCCAGTCCATCACAAACACATTGGTGCGGTCGCGGACCACTTCTTCGCCAGGGGTCCAGTCCTTGCCATTGTCCCGCTTGCGATGGAACACATTGCCCAGGCCATTGACCGAGCTGATGTCGATCTGCACCCGGGTGTTGTCCATCAGCGACGCCTCGATAGTCTCGGGGTGCTCGTAATGGGCGCTCTCGTCCTTGAAGTAGAGCAGCTTGCGACCGCCGCGGCCGATATTCGGCCCGATCTCCCCGGTGATGGTGTTCCCATTCTCGGGATTGATGATCCTCATGGCGAGCAGGTGATCGTCCGGGTTGAAGCCGGCCGGCCAGAATACCGATGGGCAGCGCCGGATGGCCTGCCTGATCTTTTCGAAGATGCTGTCGAGGTCCCCGAGCCGG